TGACCGATGATACAAATGAATTCTTTCTGCATTTGGTGTATCATCAAACTCCATTGCATGGCCAGATTCAGATTCATAAACATTATTGTAAGGATACTTGGCATTATAGTATGAATTTGGTTCTACTTTTGATGCTTTATTTGCAGCTTTACTTTCATTGATTGGTGAAGGGTAATCAGAGTCATTTCGTGCCAAGCGAGAAGTTGTTGGTTCATCTAATCTTCTAGGATAAAGAGTAGCTGATTCAGATGGTTTAACTGGTGCAGAAGATAACTGGTCAGAATTACGGCTGTCACTAAACGCTTCTTGTGCGTTTCCTGCTTTAAGTGGTATTCCTGGAAAAATTCCTATTATAATTGGATCTTGTGCATTTTCACCATCAGAAAAGAAACCAAAAACCATATCTCCTTCTTTCGGTGAATAAGGTGATGGATTATTTACAGGTAAAGAAGGAGTGGCCCAAGGAAGATTCTCTGTTGGTAAATGCATTTTATTTTCAGAGTGCCAACCAACACAACGAACACGGCAACGACCTAACTTTAAGGGGTCTTGTCTATCTTCAACAATCCCAATCCACCAAATAAAACCGGCTTTACCTGCAAAATCTTTAGATTCTTCGTTTTTAATCATTTTAATAAGTTAAAATTTCTTTTTGTTGTTCATCATCACTGGCTGAAACATATTCAACATCAGATGAGCTAGAAGCAACTTCAATGATTGTTTCATGCTTTTCGTAACCAATAATTTGACGAGAAGCAACAATTAAATATTTTCCATTTATACTTCTATCTTCACCTATTGTTGAACCAATAATGGGTACATTCACATTTACATTAAAACCAGAAGAAAGTTGAAAATTACCTGGCATTACAAGTTTAAGGCGTTTAGACATTAAATTTTTAATAATTGCTTTTCTTTGAAAAAGCCAACTTTCAATACCATCTCTATTTGTTAAAGAAGAAGGTTCTTTCTTTTTAATGTATTCACTAAATTGTCTATTGTAGTTAAAAATACTTACAGATTTTCGTGAGTTAAAAGCTTCAGAATTTGATAACCCATCACGACTTTGTATTTGACTAAAATTTGGAGTTTTATTGCCATGTTTCATATTTAAATAATGGTCACCGTATGAAATATTTTTTGTGCTAATAGTTCTTGTAACTGGATCAAAACCAATAAATTTACCAGCATTAACACCTGACCTAGTTCGTTCAATGTTATCATTTAATGAAACTATTTCTAAATGCCTAGCACCACCCATTTCATCAAATGCCGTTTCACCGTTTATATTTTTTGTTTCATATGATATGTCAATTATTGAAGGTTGTGTAAGCAAAGTTGAAAGCGTGGCAAAATTAAAACCTGTTATGTTTTGATAGAACATAAAATTTGGAGATTGATTTATGTCTAAAGCTCTTTTTGCACACCACTCAATTGCTTCTAAAGGTCTCAGATTAGGTATAACTATTTTTTGAACACCAGAAGAAAATTCATAAACACCACCTAGATTGTTTTGAGGCACTTTAAGGTAATCAACCAAAATTCTTTCAACTATTTTTGAATAGTTTGTTTCATAGGATTGGTTTACTCTTTGTTGGTCAGAATAAATTAATTCATCAGATGTAAAATGCAAAATGTATTTTTCTAAACCAGGTTTAATAATTGACCGATTTGTTTGTTTGTAAATACGAAAAGCTTTTTTAAAATCTAATATTTCAGAATTTTTATCTTTTTTGATGTGTATAAGAATTGATTCTGAGCCATCAAAAAGAAGTTTACTGGATAAACCAACTGAATCACCAATAACAAGGCTTCCACTCATTACAGATAAAAATAAAGTGTCGTGAATGTTTATTTCTTCACATAAGTTTGCTATGTCAATTTTACCACCTTTGGTAACAAGAACTAACTCAATTATTTCAAATTGAGTAGATTTTAACATTTTCAAACTCATAAACTGATAACCCGCTTAAATTCTTTTTCTACTTCCGGTATAAACTCAGATTTTAAAAGATTTATTTCTCGTTTGTTTTCATTTTCTACTACCTCATAAGTGTAGTAAGAACGACTTTCTTTTGTTATTGCCACAGTTACATTTTCATTTGCTTGTGTAGTGTAGGATGTGGTACTTGATGCTATGTTTGCATATGTGTTTCTATCAACCTGAAGTTTTTCGGTTGTAATTGTTCCGTCACTTCCTGTTGTTGTAATAACCTTAAAATATGCCTGAACATTATTCTCACTTAAAGCCCAAATTATACCTGACTGAGCAGGTGTATTTGCTGCTCCATTAGCAGCATATTTTTTATCAATATATTCAATGATAGAGTTTTGATTTAAAGGCCAATCAAATTGTGGGTCAATAATATCGTTAAAAAGTAAAACAACCCAATGATATTCAACATTTCCATAATATTTGTCAGCAATAATTTCTGGTGTATCACCATCTTGTATTTGATATTTGTAAAAGGCATTTGAGTTTTGTTTTAGTGTTTGTTCAAAACCAAATCTAGCAATTATATTTGTAACAGCATCTACACCAGTAACAGAATTATTACTTGTGTAAAATGTTTTTGGATAATATCTAAAAAATTTGGCCATCACACATCTCGTTCTCTATTAGAAGGGTCATAAATGTCTTTTACTATTCCTAATTCGCCTGGTTTATTTTTTGTCAGATATGTGGTTTCTTGGAATTGCAAAGTCATTTGAATTGCAACTGGCATACCTGTTCCGCCAACAGTAGCATTTTGTCCAGGAACTTCGTAAGCATAAAAACCATTTGGCGCATAGTTTACTTGTATTGAGGTTAAAACACAGTTACCAATTTCTGGTAAATTTTTGTTGACTTCTCCAGAATAATAAAATTGTATATCAAATTCTGATGGTGGTATTAATAAACTTCCTGCTGAACCTTCTTTAAATTCAGGTGCTTGATGAAATTGTAGTGTGTTAATAATTTTTTGAACTTCTACCGCTTCTCTCTCATCTCTTGGATAAAAAATAAAATCATACTGAAATGTTCTGAATTGAGGAGAGTTATAAATTACTTCTAATAATGGATTAACTACAGCACCAGTTGCAAGGAAACCACCCGCAGCACCAATTGCACCTAATCTTTTATTGGCTTGTTGTTGCAAAATAGCAGGAACTGATTTGAGTGCATCTTTTGCTGCTGAATAATATTCGCCAGCTTCCAATTGTTTAGCAGCTGACATTCCAGCAATACCTAAAGCTGTTTGTGACAAATTCAATTGTTCATAACTTTGTTTATATTCAAATTGCAAAGTGTCTGGCATATACAAAGCAATTGCTTGATTTGTTCTTGTTGTTTTTCTGATGCCACGAAGAATATCACCGCTTGCAATTAAAGATTTTATGTTGTTTCTATTAATTTCTTGTGAAGCTGCACCATTGGCATTAATTATAGTTGTTTGACCAAAAGGATTATTTAAACTTGATATGTTACCAGTAATTTGTTTAAAAGCACTACCAATTGAACTCGTTAAATTACCAATAACACCGCCGGAGGATTGGCTAAATGAATTTTGTATTCCTGAAGAAAGTGTACCAGCAAAATTACCTTTTATTGCTTCTGAAGCTGAATTGACTACATTATTAACTGGATTTTTAAAAGCTGAATTTGTGGCTTCAACAAAACCAGTTTGAGTCAAATTTTCATCGGATTTTGAACCTTCTTGCTTTTTAATATAAAGTACCATGTAGTGGCCTTTATCTGAATTACCAATGTCTAAAGGATACCTCAATGTTGTAGTTGCATATCTACTTTCAACAAGAGCTTTTAATGGTCCTTTAGTTGAATTTTGACCTTTATTGAATTGAATGTCGCCGAAGCCAAAGAGTGGCATATAAGATTCCTAAAAGTGAGATAGATAGTATTTATGTCATATAAAGGATGGTTTACTCCTCGCAACCCACAGAAATATAAAGGTGATGCCACAAACATCGTCTATCGTTCCTCATGGGAATTGCGTGTAATGAAGTATTTGGATGAGCAACCAAATGTAATCTGGTGGGCTTCAGAAGAATTACCAATCCCTTACAAATCTCCAGTTGACCAAAAAGTTCATCGCTATTTTCCTGATTTTATTGCAAGGATTCGTCAGGCTAAAGGTGAGGTGACGGTGGTTATGGAAGTTAAACCTTTTCATCAAACGCAACTTCCAAAACAAAAGCGCAAAACACAAAAGTTTCTCCAAGAAGTTGCCACATATGCGGTAAACCAAGAAAAGTGGCGAGCAGCCGACCTATTTTGCAAAGAACATGGTTGGAAGTTTATGCTAATTACAGAGAATGAACTAGGGCTTGGACTTTGAGATAAATAGCGTAATGGCTTATCTCATTGACCGAATAAATCAATCTCTTGCTAAAGAAGGGTATGTTCCCCGTACCAATAAAGCAAGAGCTTGGTTACGCTCAAAAGTTGGTTCGTTAAACCCTTCACCAAGTTCTCTAATGCGAGACCGAGCAAGGTTAAGAAACAACACTTTTATTGGCAAGATGTATTTTTACTACTATGACCCAAAAACAAAAGATTCAATGCCATATTACGACAGGTTCCCATTGGTGATTCCAATAGAACAATACCAAGATGGTTTTTTAGGGTTGAACTTGCATTACATTCACCCAAGGCAACGAATCATATTATTGGACAAATTAAGTGAAACTGCATCAAATAGTAAGTTTGATGAGCGAACACGATTGAGATTAAGTTATGATTATCTTAGACAAGCATCAACAGCTTTTGAGGCTATGCCATGCATCAAGAGGTATCTTTTTAACCACATTACATCTCGTTTTTTAGAGATATCTGCTGATGAGTGGGATATTGCTGCATTATTACCAATGGACACTTTTGTAAACGCTTCAGAAAGCAAAGTTTACGCTGACTCACGGAAAAAATTCTAATGTCATTTTCACCAAATCTATTTTTATCAAACATTCGTGGCAAAGACGGACTAGCAAAACCATCTCGTTTTGAAGTTATACTTCCTATTCCACCTTATGTTGGCCAATTTGTTGGCAGTTCAATCATTGAGAAAATACTAAATTTTCCAAACTCTATTTTTACAGATGTTTCTGATGCGATTGGTTCAGCCTTTGGTCGTCAAGGTGATGCAGACGAATATTCAAAAACATCCAATTCTTCTCTGTCTCGGTATTTGGCACTTCAATGTGAAACCGCTGAATTACCAGGAAAAACATTACAAACAGCCGATGTAAAAATATATGGACCAACATTTAAAGTGCCATATCAAACATCATATGGCGATATAAGTTTTACTTTTTTATGCACAAATGATTTTTTTGAAAGAAAACTTTTTGACCGTTGGATGGAAGCAATTCATCCTTCAGACACAAATAACTTAAGATTTCCTAAAGGTCAAAA